GCTTAGCGTCAGGACGGAACAAAGATAAAAAAAACTAAAAAATGGCACAATGATAGCATAAATTAGGTTACACTTTACAAAATGTAAGCAAATTTGCATTTTTGATAACGTGATAATATTTTTATGCTAAAATTATAATAAGTATAACAGGTATTAGAATGTTTTTGCACTCAACAGCGTAAAAGGCTGTACATATTAATAGAATGTTTTTATATGATATACATATATCATATATATATTGTAATTGTATGAAATTGTTTTAACTACCACCCCCCCCTATAATAATAACCGAATGACCGCAGTAACCTCTTCCCAAGATTTTTTTTATTTTTTTTATTTTTTTCGATACTCTATTGAGTTACGCATTTATAAAATTCGTTAGATTTTTGGTCGAATATAATTAGTTTAAAGTGTCTTTGAATTTATTGACATTTATCAATTATTTCCAATAAAGTACACATTTTCCACGTAAAAGAAAATTGGAAATATTTGATTTAATGGTTTGAAAATTGTGTTTGTGTAGTTTGTGTAGTTGTGGTCGGGGTGTGTAAACCGCAAAAAATGGTATAGAAAGATAAAAAATATACTTATTATACTTAATATATTATATTTATTCTATATATTTGTATGGACTTAGTATATAGGGTGAAACTATATATATATTATATATATGTTATATTACATTTTGTAAAAATGATATATAGTATAATATTACTATAGTGGAAATATATATTAGGTTTGGTAAAAAACTTGGATAATAGGTGTATTGGGTATATGGAGGAATTGGAAGACAGGAAGGACTTGCTGGCTCAGATGTTGGGTGAGAGTACTCGTTTGTTGTCTCATCGTTTTGAGGCGATATTGCGTATCAAGGGTGTGATAGACAAGTACGACTTGATAGTGGACTTGGCGGTTGACATTGTGAAGCGCAGTAACATTGCGATAAGCATGTCTGACAGCAAGGTGTACAGTCCGATGGACGGTTATACGTTCAGGATATTCAACGGTGTGTATTGGGAGCGTTGTTACAGCAAGGACTTGATGTATGTATTGGAGAAGTGTCTGCGTAGTGGTGGCATAACGATGGCTATGTTGTTCCGTTTGGAGAGGGCTATATTGAGCAGGGTTGTGACCACCGTCCGTGACAAGCGTCTTCGTCCGAGGTTGACGTTGATGTGTTTCCGTAACGGTGTCGTTGACTTCAACGAGGCTTGTAGCGGCAAGAAGTTGATGTTGCACAAGTTTTCGCCGGAGTACGATGTGGTGAAGCAGTATGACATAAAATTCGACTTGGATGCGGAGTGTCCGTTGTGGGAGAATTTCCTCGGCATTCCTTCGGGCAGGAGTCAGAATTTGGATGGCATGTTGCCTGAGAGGGCGAAGCGCAAGCAGTTGCAGACGTTTCTCGGTTCGTTGTTGTTGGACAGGAGCAAGGTGAAGTTTGAGTATTTCATGATTTTGCAGGGCAACGGTGCTAACGGCAAGGGTGTCATCTTCCAGTTGATACAGAACTTGTTCGGTGCGGACGAGGTGAGCACGTTGGAGTTGAGCAATCTCATGAAGTCGGGTGACGAGGGCATGCGTGCCGCTGCGTCGCTGGACGGGAAGAGGGTGCTGTACTGTCCGGAGGAGGTTGTGGTGAGGAATGCGAAGAACCTCACGTTCTTGAAGAGCATCGTGAGCGGTGAGCCTATTCAGGCTCGCAGTCTGGGTGAGAACATAAAGACGGTGACACCTCCTGTTGTGATGTTCAACACCAACCACAGGTTCAAGACGAGCGAGTTCTTCAACGACGAGGACTCAAAGGACATAAGCATGCTGCGAAGGGTGAACATCATAAACTTTGAGAGGAGCGTTCCTGCGGGTCAGAGGGACACGATGCTTGCTCAGAGGCTCATGAACGAGCGCAACGGCATCTTTGCGTGGATTGTCAAGGGCTTCATGGACTTGAAGAGGAACAGGTGGAAGATGCCTGAGACTGCGCAGGGTCAGGTTGACTTGGTGATAGAGAAGGCGAGGAACGACATCGAGGTCGACGGGAACAAGGTCAGCGGCATAGTGGCGTTGTATCTCGACAAGAAATGCAGCGTACCTTACGATACAGGCGTGAGTGTCCGCATTGCGGTGCCGTTCAACCAGATATACAACAATTTCACTGACTTCTGTAGGAATGAGGGCTTGGATGCGGTGTCGGACAAGAAGTTTGCGAGGGACTTGAGCGTGATGGGCTACAAGAAGACGAAGGTGCAGAAGGGCGGAGCCATACTCTACAACATCTACTGCACGGACGAGGATATAGCGAGGAACTACGCCGCTCATCTTCCGTCATTGCTCGAGGAGGCGAAGGCTACCATATTCGGCGGTGTGGAGCTGGATGAGGAGCTGGAGTTTGAGGATGAGACGGTGGAAATAGAATAACGCATAATTTGTGTATTTTAGAAGTTAGGGCGTTTTTGCCCGGAATGCGTTCGGAGTCCGTGAGGATGGGGCGTATCTATGATACAATAACGGTATTAAATTTATTTTTACGTTCGGGTGTCGTGTCCGTGAGGCTGCGACGCTTTTTTTTTGTGCCTATCTGTGTGCGTTCAGGTACAGTGAGCAGTTGAAGCACTTCATGGGCAGGTAGTACATGCGTTTCTTCTCTTCCTCCACGTTCTGTTCTTTCTTGAAGTTTAGGTATTCCGCTATCATCTTTCGTATGTCGAGCTCGGTCTTGATGTCGAGGTCGGGTTCGTTGAGTTTTGCGGCGAGGTCACGCATTTGCCTGTCTTTGGATAGGAGGTCGGATATCTCTTCCTCCTCCGCCTTTTTTCTCTTCGGTCTCGGTGCGTCCGTAGTCGTTATTTCGGGCTTGTAGTTTTGGAAGTCGGGTTTTGCCATTAGTTTGCGCATGTCGCTCCAGTTCTCGCTCTCCAGCGTGAGCGGCTGAAACAGCCCCACGACCTGATATGCGTCCTTGTCCTTCCACCCTGCGGCGAGGAGGTCTGCGAAAGCCTTCTGGCGTGCCGTTATGCGCTTCTGCTTGCATTCCTTTGCGAGCTGTACTGATGCCTTGATGTATTCTGCCATGTCGTTATTTCTTTGTTATGTTTCCTTTTATGTTAAAACTTAACTCGTTTTCATTGTCATGTTAAAGAATCTGTATTCTTTTCACTCATCCTTCTCTATGTGTTCGAAGATGATTATGCACTTACAGTTGGGGTGCCACGTCCCGTACACGGGGTATTCGTCCATAGTGTGGAAGCCTATCTCATCGTCGCAGATGCTGCATGGGTATGTAGAGCCTCGCATGGAGTAGAAGCCTATGGCGTTCTTGTTCTCCTCCTTGTACTCTTCCATACGGTTTGCGGTTATGGTGTTGCGCACAAGCACGTCCGCAGAGTGTCCTCCTCCGCTTTTGAGGTAGTTTCCGCCGTCCTTTATCTGTGTCAGCCATGCGAGGATGTGCTTGCGCAGTCTGCTTGCGAACGTCATGCCGTATATGCTTGTCCCTATCCATGCGAGAATTTGCTCTCTGTGCGCTTCTGCGTCGTCGGACGATAGAATTACCGTCATGTCCGTGATATCGTCCATAAGATGCCCCAAAAGGACGTTCAGGGCACGTTGGAAGACAAGGTTGCGTGTCGTGCCGATATTCTCCACCTTCACGTTGTGCTTTTTGCACAGGCTCACGACCTTTGCGGCGTATATGTCGAGAATGCGGCTCAGGTTGTTTGTTGCGGATGTCTCCGCTGCTATTCTTCTGCGCAGGAAGTCTTTAGCCTTGTTGATTTCGTTGTCGCTCATAAGAAAATAATCGGGGAAGACACACACCGGTGTGTTACCGGTGTGTATGCTTGTTTATTCGTTCTGCTTGTTCTGCTTGTCCTGCAACTGGTAAAGCAAATCTGCCTCTTGGTTTTCCTTCGCCTCACGGATGATGCGCTCATACTCGTCTGCATTGCCGTAGAACGATGCTCTCTCGCTTGCCGTCTGCTTTGACAGGAAGCCTGAGCCTACCGCCGTGGCAAGGTCGTTCACCACGCTGCTTTCGTTGACGTGTACGAACGGCTTTATCCACGGTGTGAGAGGCATGGATTGGTAGTCGATGACGTTCTTTGTCTCCACTCCGTAGCCGAAAGCGAAGATGCGGAACATATCATCGAGGAACGGCTGGAACTCGGCGGCATCTATGGTAGCCTGCTCCGTTGCGTCGGCATAGAGGATTTTTATTGCGGCTCCCGATATGTCGCTGTTTCCGCTTATCTGCGGTGTCTCCACTGCGTGAGCCTGCTTGTATATCATGCGGTATGTTATGTCGAGCTGCTTCTGGTAGCTTTCGCTTGCGCTCTGTCCTTCCAAGTAGCCAGCCTTGTCGTCCTTGCCGAGCGTGAGGTATCTCAGCGTTCCGTTCATGTCACGTATGGTCTCTGCGTCTTCTCCTTGAATGTACATTGCAGGAGTGCCGAAGGCGTAGTTGTTCTGTGCCATCTCGGAGAACGCAAGTTCATAGCCGTCGATGCTGTCTTGTGCCGGAGACCAGCATGCTCCGTCCTTGCTGCGTATGTATGTGACCGGGATGAAAGGAAATCCGTGCTCTTTCTTCTCTTCAAGCTCATAGCCCTCTATGCCGACAATCTCCTTGACCTTGTTCACAGCTCCCTTTATGCCAGCCTTTGCCTGCTTGTATAGGTAGTAGTATGTATCGTCCCACACCTCCAGCCATCGTGTCACCTCCTTGTTGTCCTCGTCCAAGTCGGAGAACTCACGTGCGAAGAGTTCCAGTCTGCCGTCCTTGCTGTAGTGCGGATAGAGGCGGCTTCCGTCCTCCTTGTACGACAGCACCTGCCATCGGTACTTACCGTTGTCGAGATAGCCGACATATGCGGCATCGGCGACTATCTTGTACGCCTTGACAGCCTCGTAGAAGGCTATTTCCTGGTTCTTCTTCAGCCAGCCGCATCGGAAGTCCGTCACGTTCTGTTCCTCGTCGTCGGTCAGCTTTGTCTTTGTGAGGTCGAACTGAATGTCGTTGCCGCAAAGGTGTATGATATGCTTGATTGCTATAATCTGCTGAAAGGCGAAGGCGTATCGTGGCACATGCTGTACGTAGTGCTTCTTGCCGGTCTGTCCAGTAGGCATGCCAGCCTCGTTGACGATGTCATATTCTTCTTCCATGTGGATGTCGGGGTAGAACTCGTCCGAGTTGATGAGGTGTCCGCTCGGATAGTACTCACGCAGCATGTCGTCCTGTGTAACTATCTTGTACAGAGGCTTGCTCTCCTTTATCTCTGCGTTCCACATATTGTTTAAGTCCACCGCACCACGGCACATATATGTGGCATCGGGCATAATCTTGCCCCACGGTCTTTTTCTTCTAATCTCTTTAATCTCCATATCGTCGTGTTTTAAAAGAATGAAATTTTCCTTAGTCTTCCTGCTTTCAGTTTGTGGTTTCCGTTCCCGAACGACAAGTTGAGGCGTTTCATGCGGCATTCACGCATCTTGCCACGCTCATAGTACATTCGGTAGATAAGGCTCTCAAAGAAGTCAGGCGAATAGCCTATAGCCCTTATCATCTCGTTCTTGTCGCACAGTTCGAAGCCTCCGAATGACGAGCGTTCCTTCTGTCGTATGCACTTCCGCTCTTTCATGAGTATCTCACGCAAGGGAGTGTTTGAGTATTTGCCTTTCTTCCCGGAGAACTTACGTTCCAGCAGCCTGCTTTCGATGCTTATCACTCCGTCTTGGATGTAGTGGACGAGCAGTTCGGCATCTTGTGCCTTTACCGTTCGGTATGACTTGTCGTAAGGCTCTACCGGCTTCTGTGTGCCTGTGTATTTTGTGGCTCTCGGGACGTGTCCTCCGAGTGCTTGTCCAACGCCCCAGAAGTCATAGACGAAATTTTCCTCACGCACTCCCCATTCAAGCAGTTTGGTTTTCACAAGCGACTCGACGGTGGCAGAATCGCCGGTAGAGACAAACACATCCTTGATGTGCAAGCCTTCCCACAGCCAAAGAACGAGGAAGTCACCGCCCTCAAAGGCGATATCTCCGCTCACGTACCTTGTCGTGTCTCCTGTATCTTGCGGTGCTGTGAAGAACCTCTCCATATCGTCGATGGTTATGCGGTCTCCGCCCATAGTCTTGTAGTTCCAGTTTCCGTCCAAGTCTCTTGCTCTCGCCTCCTCGCTCTGCTGTGCAAGGTTGCCGAGATATTCAGGTGCGGACGAAAGCAATGCTATATTCTCCTGCAATCGACCACGGATGAACGTGACTGACTTGATGAACACTTCCTCACGTTTGAGACCGAGTGCCTCCAGTTCGGGTGTCCAGCGTTCGTCTATGATATTCTTGCATTTCTCATACACTTCCTGTCTTGTGTCACCCCAGTAAATATCATTCACGCTGTCTCCGTTCATGAAGCAGTAGCGCACGACACCGTCACGTTCCTCTATCGGCAGACCGTCCTCTCCAATCCACCAGTCGATGAATGGACGCACCCAGCAGTCGGGGTCGGGGTTGCACGAACCGAGGAAGCGGTTGCGTATATGCCTTGCGTTTCGGTTGCACGTAATGAGGAACTTGAACTTTGCGTATTCAATCTGCGTTATCTCGTCCACGGCAATATATGAATACTGCCTTCCACGGAAACGGCTGGTAAAATCTTCCACCGAACCGGCAAAATAAGAGAATTTGAGTTTGCCACCGTTCTTGAACGTCCATGTCATGAGGTCTTTTGAACGGGCATAGTCGCCGAACTCATAGAACACTTCTTTCTCTGCCGTCTCCGCAATGTCCATGAGGTCGTCTCGCTCATTTCGGAGGATAAGTGCAAGGAAATAAGGATTGTAGATGTCATACATGGCTTCAAGGAGCAGCGAGAACGACTTTGAGCCGCCTCGGTTTCCGCCAATGATGGTGATGTCGGCATCAGACGTGAGGAACTTCTCCTGACAGCCTCTCTGTGCTATGATTGTGTTCGGGTTGCGTTCGTCTCTCATAGCATCGACGTAGTCATACGTAAGTACTTGATTTCCGTCAGCATCCTTAATATAAGCATCGAAT